GGTATAGCGTGCGTTTCTGTCCGATTTCCTTGCCTCCAGATAGCCTAATGACGAGCGAAAACGTATCAGCCCTGCTGGGGTCGGTCATCTGCGCGTAAGCGGCCTGTATGCTGATTTCTTCTTGTTTCCCTGATTGCATGCTGCAATTTCTGACAGCGTGAGTGACGCGGGAAGGACGTAAAGGGTTTGGGGGCGGACGTGGTAAGGGTAGGGGGGCGCGGACGCAGGTGCAGGGAAGGTAGGCAAAAGCAAAAAGCCAGACATGGCTCACCATCACCCGCGCCTAAATTTAAGTCTGCTTAAATTATTTATTCCAAAAAGAGTAAATAAAGTATTGAATAGTTGCGCGGTTAGTCTGAATGGACTATCTTTGTAGTATCGAAAGCAATATCGCTGACGAGAAACACACAATACCAATACCATGATTACGATTCAAAGCACGACGGCCATCATCAACGAAATCAAGTCCACATCTACGGTGGACGACGCATGGGGCGTGGCGACAGACCACCACTACCATGAAATGCCGTCTATTTCCGGTCTTGACCGGTACGAAGAAAGAGAAAACGAAGTAATTTTTTACGACCAGGGATGGTCTGATCGGCCTGCGGGCGGAAACACTTTCCGCATAGTGGGAAAGTAACCACCCTCACCACCTGGCTCGACCAGGTGCCTCCCGGCAAGGTCGGGGAGGCACTTGGTCGCCAGCCGACGAACTCTACCCGCGACAAGGGTAGGCTTCGGACGAGGGCCGAAGAGTTTGAGACCATTGCAGCAGCGATGGGCGCGAAAATCGAAGTGCGATTTTAGCCCCACCCGCCCCCCCCAACCCCAAAAGCCCCCGCACCTCATCACAAGGGCGGGGGCTACTTTATTCCCAAAACACACTATTCTTCGCCAGCAGCGGTATCGATGCCCGGCTTCACGCGCCTGGCACGCTCGAAATAAGCGGCCAGTTCGTGCGGGTGGCGGGCCATCAATTCCCCGATTCGTTGTTGGCTGATGGTGTCCGGCACGAAGGTCGGAACGCCATCAATCTTTACGCGGGGGTAGGCGGGCCCGGTGTACACCCACGCAACCAGAGGCTGCGTAGGTGTCAAGAGCGGAGTCTTTTTCTGCTTCGCCATGGCTTACGCTTGGAGTGCGATGGCACCCGTGTAGGCGTAGAGCAGGCGCGAGGCGCGCCAGGTGATGGTGAGCGTGTAGCCGTTTCGGTCGTTCGTCTGGGGTACGACAGTGATTTTCGCACCCTCGTTGTTGTCGCCGATGAGCCACTTATTCCCGTTTCTGTCGATGAACCGAACGATGTGCTCCAGACCCCCACGCGTCCCTTCCAGGATGTAGCTTTTTAAAGGGTTCATCTTCGTGATGATGCCAGTCACGGTGTGGACGAGGTTCCCATCTTCTGATTCGCCTTCCTCAGCTCCTGAGTAGGCCAAGCCGATTTCGGAAAACTCGAACTCACTGAAAACACCAGGGATTGGGTCGGCGGGACTGGATGCAGATACTTCTGCAGCAGTACGCGTGTCTTCGACCATCACGATATTGTCAGTGATGATGCTGGATCCCGCGCCAGGTTCGGGAATGCTTGTGATCACGCTTTTGCTGGCGATGTCGAGGGTAATGACCATGCCAGCAGCGTTGCCGCCTGCATTGTCGATACATTTCGTAATACTTTTCAGGCGGCTACGTTCGCACATTTGATTTTATTTTAGGGGTTAGGAGTGAAGGCATTTTACACCTCCTCGATGGCGTCGCTGCCATTTTCGACCAGCTGGAGAAGCAAAACTTCGTCCTCGCAAATCTGGTCGGCGGTTAGGATGTTTTTGTTCCCAAAATTCAGCCGGGCCACCTTGAAGCGGTAGTTCTTCTCATTCGCCTCGAAGACGGGGAGGTTGCCGGTTGGGTTCGCTGCTTCGGTGATGCGGGCGGTCTTGGCTACCTGGGCTTCGAGGGTAGCAATGCGTTCGAGAGCCTCGGCAGCGTCCAGTTCCTGCAAGCGGAGGGCTTCTTCAGCAGCTCTCAGCTTCTGCTCAATGTCTTGTTCTGGCATGTCGCCGGGAACTTCTTGATTTTCCTTTTTCATTGTAGTTGTGTTGAAAAGGCGGCGGAGCAAGTGCCCCGCCGCCGGGGAGGTAAATAAGGGTAAAAGGGCAGGTCTTACGCTTGGTCGTTCACGACGGCAATGCCATCGCGCAGGAGCGTGATCTGAACGCCAATCTTGGCATCCAGCCAGTAGAGCAGCTCGCGTACCTGCTGCTCGAAATTGAAGTTCGAGAAGTCGGCCAGGCTGTCAATGCCCATGTGGAAATTGGCGCGGGGGAGCATGATGATGCGACCGCTGTCGCCCATTCCAGCGACAGGAATCAGGGTTGTGTTGCCGCCACCCTGGCGGTAGCGCATGCCTTGGTATGTCGCAGAACCCAGCTCCACGTAGGGGGCAGAGTTGCCAGCGAACTTGGTGTCCATCGCAGCGACGTAGTGATCGAAAAGCGCGTAGCTCACGAAGATGTCCGTGCCATTCGTCTTGAGCTCGGGCGCGAGCTCGGCGTACATCAGCTTCAGCTTTTCGAGGATGTTGGCTTCGGTAATCGCTCCGGTGACGACGGCAGTAACGGTGGTCGCGGTAATCGCGTCGGCGATAATCTTCAGGTAGCCATTGAACACGATATTGATGGAATCGCCGGCGGCAAGCGCAGTCGATTTCTTCACTCCTTGCCACACGGCCACTTCCAGCTCTTGCTGTAGCTTCGCGAGAAGCTGTTCGACAGAGTAGCGTTCAAGGGGCCACTCCTGGTGATTGAAACTGTTGCGGCGCAGGAAGCCCAAGTGGGTATCCTCAATCTCTTGGGGGATTTCCTTGTGCTCCACCTTGAAGGGGGAAACATCCATTTCGATGGGTACCAGCTGGTTGGTATCGCCTGCCGAGAAAGCAGGGAAATAGGCTTTCGCCAGGTTCAGCAGCTTCATCTCAGTCCATACCTTTTTCCCTTTCACGCCTTCGTGAATGGTCACCAGCCTGGCGGTATTGAACTCGAAAAAGAGCTTGCGAAAGATGTCTTCGCTGATTGTCTCGACGTAGCTGCGGTAGCCTGCAACGGCGGAGTAATCGGTAGATGCCATAATAGGGTTTGTTTAGATTTAATAATTGGCTCGGGGCCTGGTTTAGGAGAGCCCTTTCAGGCGCGCAGCGGCGCGAAGGTTTGCGGGGTTCAGCGCGTAAATTGGTGAGGGCGTGGTCAGGTCGACGGCGTCGGTCTTCCCACTCGTGTGGCTGGCAGCGTCTTGGCCTTCGACTGCGCTGAGTCGGTCAGATAGTGCTGTATTGGCCTGCGTCAGCTCGGCGTTGGCGGCGTTGAGATCGCTAATGGCTTGCGACATTTCTGCGCTGGCTGTGGCAATCATGGTGGCAACATCCTCGCGGGTAAGGGCGGTTCCTGGTGCGATTTCGGCGGCTGGCACATCCACCTTCTTTGCACCTGCGTCCGCGCCCTGATCTGCATCAGTCGTGGGAACTACAGGGAGGGTGTCGGCGTCAATCGCCGCGTCGAGCTGAGAAAGAGAAGCGTTTGGGGCGAGCCCGAAATGAGCGCGGGCCTTCGCCAATAGGGTGGTGATCATTGATAATTGTTGATTGCCTCGGCGAGGCGTGAAAGAGAATAGTTGGTGCCGCCGATCCCATCGATCAGTCCGCGCTGCTGCGCTTCGACTGCCAGCCAGGTGCCACCTTTCAGGGTGTCGGCGGCTGTTTTCGGGTCAAGCGGGCGCGCAGCGGTGACTGCCGCCATGAAGATGGCGTCGAGATCGTTTAGCAGGGGCTTGAAAACGGAGGTGTCGCCAGTGCGCAGGAACTCCCGCGTACTGGCGTTCTTTTCGGGGCTGGTATCGGCGTACTCGAATACAAAATAGCGATTCAGGAGGTCACGCATGAAGGTGGCGATCTGCTGAACGACACCGATGCTGCCGATCAGGGCCGACTCACTCATTGCGATCAGCTCGTCAGCTCCTAGCGTGGCGAGTACGCCGCCACTTGCCATATAATTAGTCGTCACGACGACTGGCTTGTTCCTGCTGCTGACGGCATCTCGGACCATTTCGGCAGCCGTCACGGCTCCGCCGCCCGTGTTCACTTCCAGCAGAATACCGGAAATTCCACGGTCAGCGTAGGCAGCGCGAAGGGCTTCTACCTGGTATTCTGCTTCCTCGTCTCTCATCAGGCCAGCAAGGCGGACGCGAGCGGCGGTCATCGGTTTCCCGTTCCCGCCGTAACCAGCCATTACCATCGGTTGGCCGGTCACGGTTTCGGCGGATGATTTTAGCGGGTGCCCGCCTTGCGCCAGTCTTGCCGCCTCGCTCAGCAGCTGGCTCAGCAGGTAATCGGACTCGACGAGGAGCGGTCCTGCGGGCAGCATGGCGAAAGGAAACGATAAATTAGGGGCGTGGCCCTGGGCCTTGTTCATACTACAATGATCGTGCACCGAGCGGGTGCATAAGAAGGACGCATTAGGTAGCGGCCAGTTTCTGGCGGATGGCTTCGAGTTCAATCTCCAGCTCCGCATCACTGATTTTCCCCTTCGCGTGTTGGAGGCGTTTGCGACGTTCGCGATTGGCCATTCTCTGGTGGAGGGTGGGCAGCCAGTCGGAAAGGGTGTTCACCCAGGTCATGACGGCGGTGATGAGGGTAATGGGGTCCTTGAAATTAGGCATTAGAAAGGGATTGGTATGCCGACCAGCGCGGCCAGCATGAGGAGGAAAAAGGCAGCACCAGTGACGAAGGGCAGGGCAATCAGGAGAAAGATGGCGGAAGCACAGCCAAGGCGGTCCTCGTCAGTAGGGTTCATTGGTATGTTGTTTTTGGGTTCTCTGATGGGGGCTACCGGATCGGGCGGCGGGGGTGTGTCAATTGTTACCTGGGCTGGCGGGGCGGCGATGGGCAGTTCGTCAGCTGGCACCACCACCACCACAGGCGCGTAATGATCGCGCAGCTGCTCGGCAATCAATTCGCGCGGCATCATCTTGCCCGGGCAACTGGTCGCTACATACATATCGTGCCAGACCAGCTCAAGCTGCCGCCCGAAGTGCTCATCTTCCCCCACCAGGGCCTCGTGGAGGCTGGCCAGCTGGTCGGGTGTTGGCGGGTGATTGTCCATATTGCCGCGCAGGCAGATAGCCAGCGTGTCGTGGTTCCTTCCGTCACCGCCACAATGCCAGCCCTTTTCAGTTCGCTTGCGGCAAATGAATCTGGTACCATCATAGTCGATTGACATGTAGTAAGACGATCCCCACCAGCCACGCCCGTTCACCTGCCAGCTGACATCTTTGTAAACGTCGTTCTCCGCCCCAGAATGGTGCACCATCACCTTTGTCACCTTTCCCTCCGCAAGATAGGGTGGTCGTTTGGTGGCGTGCCGGGGGAGTTTTGATGATATGTTTTTGACTGGGTACATGGTAATGGTTTTTATCCTATGTAAAATTCAAAGTCCTCGGGCTCAAGGCCATATATTTTGCTCACTCCCGCCTGATACATTGTCAGCTTGGGCACAATATCAGTTAGTCTCTGTGATACAGTCGTACCAACCACCTGTAAAGCCACCTCTAGCTGGTTAGCCTCGACTACTGAGAAGCGCACGGTTCGGGTCTCTATTGTTCGTACCGAACTGGTCATGTCGTCACCTTCGCCTATCGTGTCGATTACGCTATACACGATTGTAGCTTCGTGCATATCGCGGTCTGGGGTGAAGATTACATTAGCTGTGCGGACATACACCACCGCTTCCGCGCCTGTAATGGGGTCGATTACGACAGGTCTCTTCGTTCTAATTTGGCTCATTATTATACTATTTTTAGGGTTCCGTTATCGTTCCATACGTCGCCAGTTTCCAGCCCGGTTACTGAGGTGGGCAGGCCGGAGAAGTTTATGCTTACCGCCTGAACTTTGCCTTTTAGCACGGTTTTCACTATGTTGTCGTTACCCAGCGTGACAGTATTTGAACCGTTCCCCTGAGCTACGTCACCTATTACTATCTCATTTTCCCCCCCTAGTATTCTTGTCTGGCCACCTATCAGAACGCACCTATTGCTATCTGTGTTATTCGCCCCATTATTGTAAAACATCCCCGCGCCTTCCCCATACCCTACATTTCTATTTCCGTTAATGAGCAAACTTAAAGTTCCGGACCCTGTCCCCAAGTTGCCTGATCCACTTACAACGGCTCTAAGCGTGGTATATCCTATTCCTACATTCAGTCTTCCAGTTGTGCAGTTTTTTAGCACAAGCCTCCCGATTCCAACGTTTCCAAACCCAGTCGTATTACTCTCTAGCACAGAGTCGCCAATTGCAACCGCCGAGTCAGCGGTTGTTATCGAATTAAGTGTATTTTGTCCTATTGCTACATTTATAGTCGAGCCAGTAGGCCCAAATGCTTCCAGTTGACCCTTTGCTGTAATTGCAGCGATTAGCAGCCCCCCAGCATTTCGCCACTCCGCCAAGTTGGCTGTTTGGCCAGCCGCTCCTTGCACCCTCTGAACGACGACAGCGGCGTCAGTCCCTTGAATGTGCTGGCCGGCAACAGGTAATGCAACACCTATCCCTACCTTACCAGCAAGGTATACAGCGTCGGACGGGTTAGTGCCGTCTACGAATTTACCGCCGCCAGACCCATCCGCACCATCAGCACCAGTCGCGCCATCAGCACCAGTCGCGCCATCAGCACCAGCCGGGCCAGTCGCGCCATCAGCACCATCAGACCCATCCGCACCATCAGCGCCATCAGCACCCGTCGCGCCATCAGCACCATCAGCACCATCAGCACCAGTCGCGCCAACACCTGCCGTAACCGAAACCGTCACAGTTTCCACCGTCTCCGTTACGGCTACTGTCACCTGCTCGATCGTTTCTTGTATCGTTACATTTACCGCACTCATGTGGTTATATCTTTAATGATTTCAATCTGTCCAATAATATACGTTTTCGTATCTCCATTCAGGATAACCTGAAGGTCGAAGCCCCAGACCCCAACGTGGGGCAAGGAGAACTTATCTTTCCTGAAAACGCCCGCTGCGGCATCGGTCAGCGTAATACCGCCACCTGTGGTGAAAGCGACTTTCACCCCTGCAAGGCTGAACGTCATTCTTACGTCCGCGCCGGTCAGGTTAATAGGCGCAGTTGTGCCTGCGCTGGTGGTGGTCAGCGTGAATGTCTTGGCGTCTATGGTATCGCCGCGAGGGTGGGTGCCGTAATTTAGGAATGCAGGTTCCATGGGGTTTTAATTTTAAAGGCCAAGCGTATTCAGGGTTAATTCGATAAACGAACCCTGTTCAAGGGTAACAGAATCGTCAGCATCTAGCACGCCGCGCTGAACCGCCACCAGGGTTGATGCGCCAAACACCTGTAATGTTCCCTCAATAATAATCATGTGAACGCCCGCCGCATTTTCAGTCCTGTACAGCTCGCCAAACGTGTTGCCCGTAAAGGCTTGCGTCAACACGCTTTCCCCCTTTGATGTGTAGGCGTTTACATTTCCTATTGTTGTTGCTGACGCGACGCGGTACATTAGCTCGCTGTTTGTGTTTTCGCCCTGAAAAATAAGCTTACAGCGCACGTCGTAATTCCCAACTGGCACATTTAATTGCAATTCAGCATCAGTTGCAAAGCTAGTGTTTGTGAGCGTCACCGCCCGATCCTTTGCCGCCCGGTAGCTGACTGGCTTATACTTGCCGCCCGATCCATTTGCGTCCACTATCCACGCGCTGTTGTTGTACGCTGGCAACGCAGCTGGCATATCAATGAAACTAGCTGACCCGACCCGTATAGCTGGCTTATCGCCTACGAATCTGAAGCCCCTAAGTACTGTATTGGCAGCATTATTATAATACCATGTATCATTTGAAAAGGTGCTTTTGTCCACCAAGTTTGACAGCTCAAGGCTTGACGAAAGGGTTGCGCCCACGTTGTTAACGCGGTGATCCAGCTTTACGCCTGTGTCGGACGCCTGCGCAAAGGATTGAAACCCTGTGTGTCGGCTACTGGATGCGCCCGCCTCGGCAAAATGCAGCTTTGTCCTGCCGACCGTCCCGCCCGTGTGGCTGGCTGCTGAGGCAACGCGGCCGACCGGTATGGTTGCCGAGGTGGAGTATATGCCGTTGCCGTCTGTGGGTATAGTTACACTCCCACCGCCCCTGCTTAGTGTCACCTGATCGCCTGAGACACTTAGGGTCTGGTCGCCTGAGTTACGCACTACGGTTACTGGCACTAATCCCAGCCCGGACACATTGTCCGTAGTGTATATTTCGTATGACACTTTACTACCATATTCACCTGCCTGGGTTCCATTCGCGGTTAGCCTGTCAAGACAGACCTGACCGAGCGTTGACCAAGTATCTGAGCCGTCACCCAAAACTATGTAATTGTCGCCATTTGCGTCTACGTAGAATGACACTTCGTCACTCCCAAACGTTCCATCAACACGCGCATATCTAGCAAGTTCTCCAGTGTTTCCTAGCAGATTGAAGGTTATCGTAGCTACCCTTTCAAGGTTTTGTGTTACATAGTCCGATATAGTGATGGTTCCGTTTACGAAATTTCCTAGTGAGCTGCCAGTCATTTTTAATACAACGTAAGCCCCGCCATCATCTGTAAGGTCGCATACTAAGTTCCTGTATGATTTTACTTTACTAGAACCAAGAGACACTCCTGCTGAAGAATATGGACTTTGATCTCCAACTTGACCTGTTTGACTTAATGTCACAGCAGATAGATTAGATACGACAGCAGAAGACCACCCGTTGTGAAAATTAGGCTCGTTTGGCGCGTTAGTTGTAGTGCTTAGTCTTTTTATCTCCAAAATATCGTAAATGCTCCAGTTGATGGTACCGTCACCAAGTATAAATCCGGGCTTACCCTGATAAATACAAGACTTTATGCCCCCAGGCAATGACCCCTGGACTGAAAAAGAAGACTGATAAACTAAGTCATTCGATCCAAATTTGAGACCTTGCATTTTGGCGTTGAATCCCCTCGTTTCGGAAGAGTAGCCATATCCCGAAATTTCAATGTCAAAATAATACGCCTCTAAATTCAACGTTTCAGGATAGCTTAAAATTAAATATCCGGTGCCGACCGGCTCGAAATTAAATATGTCATAACCCACTTTTTTCCGGTTGCTTATATTCTTTACAAACGCCTTTGTAGGCCCGCTAACGATGGCACCGTTGAAAGTGACATCGTTAGAAGTTGAACTCCCAAGGTCAGTTACTTCTTGTAGCGTCTGATCGTCAGTACTATCGTCACCCGCCGGCCCCGTATCGCCAGTCGCCCCAGTATCCCCGCGCGGAATAACGAAATTCAACGTTCGGTTTTGTGGCGTCCCCGCGTTCGTTACGGTGGCGTTGGTGCCAGCTGCGCCCGTAGTAGTCGTTCCTGCCGTTACTGTTGCCGCAGCACCCGTTCCGCCCGCTGCACCACGCGGAATTACAAAGTTGAACACAGCCTCGCTTGTCGTTCCTACATTGGTCACGCTCGCCGGCGTCCCAAATGCGGCATTAGTAGTCGTCCCTGCCGCTACTGTCGCAGCAGCACCAGCCTCGCCGGTGTCTCCAGTCAATCCAGTATCCCCGCGCGGAATAACGAAATTAAGCGTTCTGTTTTGCTGTGTTCCCGCGTTCGTTACTGTGGCGTTAGTGCCAGCTGCGCCTGTCGTCGTCGTTCCTGCCGCTACTGTTGCAGCAGCACCGGTTGAACCAGTGTTTCCAGTCAATCCAGTATCCCCGGTTAGACCTGTATCACCAGTAAGTCCCGTAGCCCCGCGCGGAATAACGAAATTAAGCGTTCGGTTTTGTGGCGTTCCCGCGTTTAAGACGGTGGCGTTAGTGCCCGCTGCGCCGGTCGTCGTCGTTCCTGCCGCTACTGTCGCAGCAGCACCAGCCTCGCCGGTCGATCCAGTCAGTCCTGTGTCACCTCTGGGAATAACGAAATTAAGCGTTCTGTTTTGTGGCGTCCCCGCGTTGGAGACGCTGGCATTCGTGCCAGCGGCCCCCGTCGTCGTCGTTCCTGCCGCCACGGTTGCTGCAGCTCCTGCCGTTCCCGTCTGGCCGACCCCGCCGGTCAATCCTGTTTCTCCCGTTTCACCCTGGGGGCCCCGTATCGGACCCACGTAAGTGTAGGTACTACCATTATATACATAGCCCCCACCGTTATCTTCTGCAATGAACATATCACCGACATTACCGTCGTAGGGGCTCGGCAGGCTGGCAGCGTTGGCCACCGATCCTACGATCACGACGCCCGCGCCCGCTGGCCCAGTGGGTCCGGCCGGGCCAGTAATCAGTGTCCCGTTTCCCCACACGCCGCCGCCCTTGGGGCCATAGATCCGGTCGGCATCAGTGTCAATATAGAAGTCGCCATTGTTGCCGAGGGCGTTGGGTGGTACGCCTTGCCCATTCAGCAGGCTTTTCCCGTCAATCCCTTGCCCACCGCCACCAGCAATCTGGAGCCAGGCGGTAGCGTCAGCGTCGTACACGTACCACTTCAGCGAATCGACGACGAATACCACCTGCGGGGATCGCGTATCGGGCACGTGGGTCGGGATGTCCTTATAGTGCAGTACGCCCGTACCCTTCAGGGGGGCAGCGTTTTGGGCGCGGACGCCGGTGCAAAGAAGGCAGAGGAAGAGCAGGGAAAGTAATTGCTTCATTATTGTTCAGTTCGTTTTTTCGGAGTACCCTCAATGCCGCCATAGGTGTTTGTGAGGGTAAGAAAGTATATGCCACCGAGGGGCACGTTGTTGTTGGCCGCTTCTGTATC